TTTCCGGGCCTGAGGCATGGCCGTTGCTTTCCAGGATTTCCCAGGCGTTGGCCTCTTTCACGGGATCGATCCACGGCATTTGCGGGCCGAGGTAGAGCGCGTCGTCGACGCTGTCGATATCGATGCCAGCAGGCACGCGCAGTTGGCGTGATGCCAGCGCGGTACTGATAAAGCGCTGGTAGACCGGACGCACGAAGCTAGCGATGAATTCGGAGGTCATCACGCCATACAGACCCCAGCCCTCGACCAGTTCCTGACGCTGCGCTGAGTAGGTGCCGTCGTATTTTTTGGCAAGGCTGGAGAATGTGGTGCCGAGGCCGGAGGCGACGGCGCGCATCTGTCCAGCGCGGAAATCTTCTAGCTGCGGATTCGGGCGATTGCTGTCGATCAGGCCGATTTCCTCACCCGGCAGCAGGTCATCGAAGATCATGCCGGGGCGGAAGCGCAGGTCACGCGGCTCGCCGGTGGCTTCGGCGGCGTAAAAATCGGGGCTACCCTTGCGGATGAATGCGGCCATGGACGCGGCGACCTTGGCGGCGATGCGCTCTGATTCCTCGTAATCCTTGATGTCGTCGAGTCGACCCAGCACGGAGGCAAAGATCGACACGCCACGCGCCTGACGGATGCGGTCAGCCAGCTTGACATGCAGCATGCGCGAGGCGGGCACGCGCTTGGTGTCCGTCGTCATAGTCAGGAAGCCGGACAGGTTGCTGTCACCGGGGTGCTGCTTGTAGACGTGATAAGCGACCGGGCGACCCCAAGCATTACGCTCTACCCCTGCCGTGATGGAAGGGGTGATGCTGTTGTAGTCCCAGGGCAGATGATCGGCTTCGATCGCTTCCAAGCTGAACGGTACGCGGGTGCCGTGATCGAGCAATGGCACGGGACCTTCGAGGATTTGCGCCAGACATTCGCCGTCGCGCAGCCAGGCGCGGGCCACTTGCCGCTGCAGTCCAGCCCAATCCAGCGACCACGTGACCTCCGGCCTTAAGCACCAGTCATGCCACAGCTTGAGGATTTGTGCGGCCAGGTCATCATCGATTTCGCCAGTGGTATTGCGCGGCTGCGGCTCGATACCGATACCGTAGGGGCCGATGACATTGGCGACCAGGCACTGCAACGCGCCGCGGGCCAGATCATGATTTTGTTCCAGATGACGGGCCTGTTCACGCAGGCTAGATCCGGCGCGCAGCACGGCGGTATCGCCGCTGCCGGTTTCCCGGCGCTGTTTGCGCAGCTTGTCCGGTTTGGCAGCTTCGTAATAGGCCAGCACTTGCCGTGCCTGCGCCCGACGCAAGGCGCGCTCGGGCGAAATGGCGGCAATGGCGCGGTCCAGTAGGCTAGTCACTGAAGGTGGCCTGCTGGAAGCGGGGATAGGTGCGCGTGGGATTGGCTTGCGATGCCATGACCGAGGCGACATGGGCCCGTGCCTTGATCAGCTCATCGGTGGAGCGATAGGTCACCAGGCGCTCGGCGATGCGCACGGTCAGCCGCGAATCCTTGATCGCTGAGTCGAGGGTGTCGAGATCGGTTTGGGTGTACGCCATGGAGACGTACTATCGGCGAGGTCGATGGCGAAATTTAAGGGGGTAAATTCGCCATTGATGATTTTTTTTCACGACATGTCGCGTCGTGAATCACGACATTCGGCGTCGTGCAGTAGGGCAATGGATTCACAGCACCCAATCTTCGCGTCCCAAGCCGCTGGATTGCCGAACGATCTTGCGCGCCGTATGCCGATGAACCCCGGCCTGCCGAGCGGCTTCCGTCAAAGTGGCGCCGGACTCGACCGCCGACACCACGGCGGATTCCCGTCCGGTGCGCCAGGCCTTTGGCAGCCAGTNCGATTCCCCGCCCCAGTCCCGGCACAGTTCCTCGCACGTGGCGCGCACGGTGGCGTTGCCCTCCGTCGGGCTGACCCCATGCGCAGCCAGCGCCTGGGCCAGCGCGGCAGCAAAGGCGTCAATCAGGCCTTCAGAGTTCCCAGCCATCGCGCGCCAATGATTTACGCTGGGTTTTGACGATTTCTGTCTCGGTCTTGGGTTTGACCGGCAAGGCCAGCTTTGCATTGCTCAGCCGGGCGGCGGCCAAGGCGAGGATGGCGCAGTCGAGCGCTTCATTGCGGGCGCGGATAGCTTTCCAGACATCGATTCGGCGACCGGCCTTGATTTCCGGAACCAGCTTTTCCGCGGCCAGCTGCTGGAAGAATTCCTCATCCTGACTGGGATGGTCGCGGAAGTGCACGTAGCCGGGGCCGGTGTTCGGCTGGCGAAAGCGGCTGAACAGCAGGGTTTTTCCCTGATCGACGCCAATCGGCTCAACCCGGGCGCCGCGCTTGTTGGCTTTTCGGAGCCGTTGCCGGCGCTTCAGTTCGTCCTCGATCAATGGCCGGCCGGCGCCGGTCACACCCTTGGTCGGGTAACACCACTTGCGGTGTTCGCAGAAGGCATAGACCAGCGAGGTGTTGTAGCCGGAGTCGATCGCGGCGACGGCCACCCCGGCATCCTTCAGTTCTTCGGCCAGGTGCTCCCAGACTTCTGGCCCCGCGGTGTCGCCGGGGATGATGACGTGCTCAAGACACCAGNCCTCCTCGCTCTGGCCAAAGCCATAGACAGAGAACTCGATGCGATCCTGCTGCACGTCGACCCCGGCGGTGATGATGTGCAGCGGCAAGCGCGCCGAGTCGAAGGTTTCACNGCGGGCATACAGCGAAACATCGTCCAGCGTGTCGCCCTGCTCTTCCCAGAGCTCGCCGAGCGTGGTGTTGATGAAGCGCTTTAGATTGGTGGTGTCTTTGTGCGCGTCTTGCCACTTTTGCCAGATTTCCGCCCAGCCGAAACCCAGCCCGAGCGGCGAGTAAAGCCCCGACAATCGATAGCCGCGAATCGGCCGGTCGGGATAGCGCGGGATCCAACGACCGGCGGCCAACATGGCGGTTTTGTGATGCTCATCGATCATCGCCCCGCAGTGGCAGCAGGCATACCAGACCCGGCCAGTGGTGGGCGAGTGCACCAGCCCGTAATTACCGTCCGGGCGCTTCCAGTACAGGACCTGCAGCTCCCCGCATTCCGGACAGGGGACGTGATACTCGCGCTGGTCGCTGGACTCGTACTCCGCCTCGATGCGCGAGAGCCCTTTGACCGTGGGCGTGCTGATCAGCAGCACCTTGCGGCGCGGGAACGTCTTGGTGCGTTCGTCGATCAGGCCGAGCGGATCGCCTTCCTGCCCGACTTCCCATGGGAAACGGTCGACCTCATCGCAGAGCACGTAGCGGATCGGCATGGAGGCCAGTGACGCCGCGGAATTGGCCCCGCCCAATACCAGCAGCCCGCCGGGGAAATCCTTCATGTCTTCCGAATTGGCGCTGTCGCGCTTGCGGCGAACGTCAAACAAATCGCGGATGGCCGGGGTTTCCAGTAGTAGCGGGTCGAGCCGTTGCTTGACCCAGCGCTTGCGCACTTCCAGCGTCGGCACCACAGCCAGCATGGGCCCCGGCGCGTGGTGCATCACGTAGCCGATCCAGTTGAGGCCGGCCTCGGTCTTGCCGAGCTGGGCGCCGAACATCATGACCACCCGCTGCACCGCCGAGCGGGCAGACAGGCAGTCCATGATTTCCCGCAGATACGGGGTGCGATCGGTGCGCCAGGGCNCCGGCTCGCCGGATCCCTTGCTGGTCAGGATGCGATGCTTATCCGCCCATTCAGAGACGGTTTGCGGCGGCCGCGGCTTGCAGGCCTGGGCCAGNGTCTTGAACAGCGATCCCCGCGCGTGCGGGATGGGGACGGTTGAGCGGCGGGGCGGACGGTTGACTGATTCGGTAAACACGGCAAATCCTCGGAGCAGTCCGGGGATGCCGCGATGCCGATGCCGTCAGGCGATGGCGGGGGCGATTCCGTGTGATGAAATAGGTGCCGGTTACGTCCCTCCGGCAATCCTCGTCTCAGAGGATTCGGTTATGGCGCTCACGTCTTTAACGGAGACCAAGGTCGCATATACTCCGGCTGGTTACGGGTCCAGCGGGCTCGGATCACGTTAATCCAGCCGCGATTTATGGTGACGCGGGAAGGTTTTAGCCTATGGGGGGTTCACCAGAACACTAGCCCCACCTTCGTGCCGCGCAGTTCTGTTCAGGCGGCATCTACTCTCTTTTTCTGGTGCGCCAATCAGCGCCAACCGCGTCGTTGATCGTTACGGCTTTCTGATGTACTCCTCGCGATGCGAGCTGACCCATTCTTCCCAGGCCTTGATAGCGCCCTTGGCCAGCTTGATCATGGCTTCGTGGAGTCGGATGGTGCGCAGCTGCATGGAAAATCTCTGATGAGTTGAGGGTGAGTGAATCAGGCGATGAGCAAATTAACGGGCTGGGTCATAGCGCCTGCTCCATCAACCAGCGAGCGATGGCCATGATGCCTTCGAAACTCATATCCATGCCCTTCTCGCGAATTGATGACTTGATGCGGTTCCATTGGGTATCGCTGCGAATC